TTAGCTCAGTCGGTAGAGCGTTTCACTCGTAATGAAAAGGTCACGAGTTCGATTCTCGTAGGCGGCTCCACCGCAAAGCCCCTGGAATCTCGCCGATTCCGGGGGTTTTTGCTTATCCTCGCATCGCCCGATTTCCTGGCCGTTGGTAGCCATCATTGTAGCCATTCTCATTTTTAGCGTTACTGCTGGTACAGGCCATTTCGAGAGTTGACTCGGAAAAACTTGCCCTGAACTCGGGTGTCAAGGTGTGTGGGTTGATTGTGTGGTGTCAGGGTTTTTGGGTTGACTTTGTTTTCACCCGCCCATCCTACACAAGCGGGGTTGCGTACCCAACTCAGCTTGCGTATAGTAGAGGTATCAGCAAGGGACACCACAAGCGAAAGGCAAGACGATGATCCAGCACCGCACCGGCGACTACTACGGAGACGGCACACAAAACCTCATCTGGGAAGTCATCGAAGACGGCCAGGTCATCGCAGAACTTTACGTCGCAGCAGCAAACGGCCTCATCATGAACATCTCAGTCAACGAAGACCGTCAAGGCGAAGGCCACGCACGCGCACTCTACGAAGCAGCCACCGCCACCCACACCATCTACCACGTACCAGCATGGGGATGCACCGAAGACGGCCTCGCATTCGCCGAAGCGATGGGCGGCGAGACCATGGACGAAGAAGAAGCAGCAGCTTTCCTCGGAGTGGACCTCAGCATCTTCGACGCAGCCTGACCCACACCACCACCCCGCACTTGAAAGGCAAAGACCATGGACACCTACACCACCATCACCGAAGCAATCGAAGCCCTAATCGTCACCCCACTTGAGGACTCCGGTGAGGACACGGCGTTCTTCGACGGCGATGCAATCGCCGACCAAACCATCGAGGGTTTCACCACTGACAACGGCGAATACCTTTTCCGCGCATCGGTTGACACCGACCGCTTCTGGGAAATCGTCATGGCCCACGCCTACGAAATCATCACCTACACCGCAGGACAAGCGTCCACTTCTTCGGACCACCCAGAAGCCAAAGCCTACGTGGAAGCCTTCAACACCGGGACCGGTGAAGACTACCTGGAACAAGTCGGGGCGCGCGTCGAAGAAATCAGCACCGACGACGGCGCGGCAGTCTACGAACGCTTCATCCCCGCGAACAACCTCACAGCCGCGCACGCACAAGTCCTCCAAGCCGAGGAAGCCCTCACCAAGGCGCGGGTCGCACGTGACAAACTGATCTGCGCACTGGAAGCGTCAGGGCAGTCAATGTACTCGATCAGTAAAGACCTCACCGGGGTCTTTGGGGACAAGGGCATGAGCCAGCAAGCGATTCAGCAGATCGTCCGCAAGGGCAAGGCCAGCGAATAGGCCCCGTAAACGCGAATAGCGCCCCCACCGGTTATGGTGGGGGCGCTTGTTTATTCGTCGTAATCATCCCAGCGGCGTGGACGATACTTCTCGTGGTCGGGTTCGCTTCCCCCGCACCACATGGCACACCGGTCAGCAGCCGCCTGAGACGGGAAAGGCGTCAGGCACTCTGGGCACTCAAAAGACGTTGGCATTTTGCCACCCCCTCCCACTGCCACCAACTAGCATCCCGAGCATCCCGGGCGGTGACCACACACCGTACTGGTCGAGCATGTACTCGCTTGACCTTTCCGCCTCAAGAGCAGGGCACCCAAAGAGTGTCCTGCCCTCGAATTCTTGGGTGTAGAAGTGGTGGTAGTGCGCCATGAACCACAGTTTCGTGGTGCCGAGTTCTTCTGTGCGGCCAAGGATTTGCCGCTCAATCGCCGCCCTCATGCGCGCTTCCACGGTCGCACCCCTGCCCTTTTCCTTGTATCCGTGGGAGAAATAGCACTCCACACCACCCAAAGTGAGGGTGATGCCGGGGTGCGTTTCCCCGATAGTCCACTCAATTTCGTGGCCTAGCTCATGGAAAAGCCGTTGCGTCATGCGGGCGATGTGGGTACTAGCGTTGTCGTTGCTGCTGGTCACGGGGTCTTTCGAGCCGTTCCTGGTCCATTCGCCGTGGTTGGATATCACAGACGATGCGGATACAGGCAGACCAGTCGCGAGAAGTTGCTTGATCGTCCACACGCGCATATCGAAGTCCAATTCCAGCTGCTGGGACTGATTCAGCTCGATCGTGTGGGGCTGATTCGTGTAGTTGTTGCAGGCCCCTTCCGTCTCATCGCCCATGAAAGCGACATGCACCCGCGCAGGCTTCAAAGCACGTATCTGCCTGACGTGCGACGATATGCCGCGCCGCCAGTTTTCCACAGCCTCCTGCGTGCCCTTTTTCCCGAGCTGCGGATCAGCGACCAGCACCAAATACGTGTGGTCCTGCTCCACATGACTCACCGGGTCCGGCTCCCAGTCCGTCAGGTCGTCACGCCACCTTTGTAGGACTTCGGGGCGGATCATCTCGTGGCGAATCTTCCGGAAGCGCGCCGAGTATGACGAAAGCCACCCCTTGTCGCCTGTTGGGTGCTCCCGCATCGACATTCGCACCGTGTCATCCACGACCTCAAAAGCATCAGGATCAAGGCCAAAATGGCGGATTAGCGCACCCCAATCCCCATCAAGGGCGCCCTCCACGGGCACGTCAGTGACATCCGCACCCGTGGAATCCACCTCAATGTGCGCCCGTGACTTCGCTGTTTTCTCCGCTAGCCGGTCAGAAAGTGCCACAAGAGCATTCCTCTCTACGGTGCCGCCCGACCGTGATAGCGGTTACCCGATGACCTTCTTCGATGAGCGCACGACTAATTGACGCGTGCGTCATGTCCGAGTCCAAAGCCTCCGCCAAAGCGTCGACGTCATCGGCGGGCAAGGTGTGCAGCAGTCGCCCGACCTGGCAGCGTGGGCCACCCACGGGCGCTTTTTGCGCTTTGAGCGCGTCAGAGAGTCCCATCACCCTGGCCTTCCGCTTCGGGGAGTCCACCTAGGATGCCTTGGAGGAAGGCGATTAGGGTGGCACCGGCTGCGATGCTGACCGCGCCGAGGTAGTCGAGTTCGGTGATCGCACCCGCACCCAAAGCTGGGATCAGTACTTGCAGGAAAGTGCGCACAGCCCGCACAGCCGCAGGCCGCAGCAGGTTCTCAATCTTCTCCATGATGGCTTCTCCTAGTTCCAAAGGTTTTCGTTCAAGGTCTTTTGCAGGGCTTTCACGGTGCGTGGGCCAAGGATGCCGTCGACTTTCAGCGGCCCAGCGGTGAGGCGTACGGCTTTCCGTGCAGCCCAAACGTTGATGAGCTTCTGCACGGCCTTCACCGTTCGCGCGCCCATTACCCCGTCAACTTTCAGCGGCCCGGACGACAATTTGAAACCGCCCTTACCGTCTTTCCCGTTGATGCGGGTTTGCAGGCGACGGATCGACCGTGCACCGAAAATCCCATCCGTGACCAGGCCACCCAGTTGGGTTTGCCATTCCTTATAGGTGCGTGGCCCAACCCGCCCATCCACCACCAGCTTCACGGCGCGTTTAGGTTTGCGGGTGTCCTTGTGAGAGTCATAAACCCAATGCCACGGCTCATTCACCGACGCACCCTCGCTGTTGGTCCACCCGTACGCGGGTGCGTTCGCGGACATCCATTTGTACTCACGGGACGTGAAAGAGGTGTTGATCCCGGACGCGAAATCAACCGCCAAACCCAGCCCGTGATTTGATGTGCCGGGAACCGCTGCTGCAGCACCACGCATCCGCACCCACCGGCCACCATTCCACCAGCGGACATCGCCGTACGGTCCACGCCCAATGCTCATGCGGTCATACCGCTCCTGGAAGATTTTCTTCTGCAGCGCGTACGTCCTATACCCATCCGTTGCCCGCAGCGGTTTACCGAAATGCGCTTCAAAAGCTTTGGCAAGCCGGTTTGCGGAGTTCGCGGCCCCGGCCTGCAGCCGCACCCCGATTACCGCTGACTTCAGTGACGCCGCAGCTATGCGACCATTCACAATTCCCATCATGTACTCCTGTTTTTTGGTATGAAAAAAGCACCCACTGTGGGGTGCTTGGGTTTTCCGGTGGTTAGCGGGTGATTACTGGTCCGATGATTGACCAGGCGAATCCTCCTGCTGCTAGGGCGACGGCCCACACGCTCCACCAGGGTGCGCGGCGGGAGTTCACGTCTGTGCGCAGGTCACCGATTTCGCGGCCGAGGGTGTTGATGCGTGTGTCGACGTGCTGGTTCCGCTGCCCCCACTCGCCACGGGTCACGGAATTCTCCGAGGATTTACGGACTTCCTCACGTAGAGATTGCATATCAGCTCTTAAATCATCCAATCGCGCCACCACCACCGCTAAAGTCGCTTCAGTCTCAGGCATGGCCATCACCCGACCATGTAGATAATCGTGAAGGAAGGATTATTTCGCGAGGCCCCAGTTTGGTGGGTGACGCCGATCGCGCCGCTTGTGGTGACGAAAGACGCCCCAGGGTAGCCTCCCCGAAGATGGCCGCACCACGGGCGTTCCCACGAGATGGGATAAGTTCGCTGGGCATTTGCCCAAGGTTGGTGCTTCCCGTGGAGAAAGTGCCAGTAATTTCGCCCTGCACCTGCACGAGATTCCCGTATTTCCGGTATCCTAATGACCCGGTGAATCCTGTGATTGAGATGTCTACCCAGGCGCTAGATTCGTACAATCGCACCCATTGGCCGTTGTGTCGCAGCCACTTGACTTCAGTTGTCCCAGACCCGGTGAAGCACTCCATGCCATCAACGGGCGCGGACCCTCCGACTAGGGTGGCGTCCCTGGCCGCGACGGACGCGAAACGCATGTTGGTGAGTTTTACCACGTCATCCGCTAAATTCTTTACCCCTGCCGGCCCGTCCGGTTCGTCACCACCAGCCGGATACCTCAGTCCTTGGATAGGTTCAGCTGCCATCATTAACCACCTTCACGTCGGGGTATGTTTTTGATATTGCGATTGCCTTCTCATCCGTGAGGAGGATCGTGGACGTTTTTTCACGTTCCCACCCGTACTCTTCACAGATAAGGTCAAGTAACACTTTTGAGGGTTTGACCTGCTCGTTTGTCATCCTGCGGCCTCCTGAATGGCGTAGCCTACGGTGATCACGGGGGAGACGTATACGGTCCCGTAGGCTGATGGTGGTGGGGATAGGCCGACGCCTTTCGCGGACCCGGTGATGAGCGAGTTCAACCACATTTCGGGCAGGGCGAAGCGTTGGGTGACGTTGCCGTTGAGGGACACGTCGATTTCCCCTGGTATCCACGACGCGGGCACACCAGACGGCAGAGTCTCATTCGCGTGCATGTGCAGGACAGCGTCGGTTTGCATCGCGTCCGGGCCGATCCCCACGGACACGTCAAAGGTCGATGATAGAATCTCAGCGCCTGACGGGATCTCACTGAAATCGAATCGCCACAAAGCGTTGTACTGGTAGATGGATGCGTTTCCGCCGCCGAGGTCTTCTATACCTACACGCTGATTCGGCTCGCTGTACCAGTCCCACGTCTCCGTGCCCGGGTGATAAACGCCTTGCCAGTACCGGGTGGGGAGTAACCGCGCTGTTTCATACCGTTTCGTGTACGACCGCTGGTCCTTCGAGTTCCCGCCGAGGACCCACCAACCATTCCCCACCTGCAACAACACAACATAATCATTGATTATGGGCGTATAAGTGTTAATCCATCTTACACCGGTTAAGGGTCCATTGTCACCACCAATATCAACATGCAGATTCGCCGCGTCATAATCAATATCGGTGATTGTGCCCAGGCGTGAAAGGGTTTGGCTTTGCCTCCCGAAAATCGTGGTAATTGAATCCTGGAGCGTCATCCCTAAACTGTTTTTGGTGCTCATGCCCATTCTCCTAGGTCTTCCCATTCGGCTTCTTTAAAGGTTTCTCGCACGTCACGGGTCGCCATAGTGAAATCCCCGCCAGCCAATAGCGGAAGCGTGTATGAGTCCACAATGTGCTTCCGTGCGGACACACCAGCCGGCGCGTCATCCGGGACCACAATGATTGAATCTCCTGCCTCCAGGTGAGGGAGAGGGATTGATGACACTCGCATCGCCGCTGATAGGCCCACATATTTCGCCAGCAACGCTTTCCCCACAGTCTGCGCCTGCAGAATGGAGGTTATATTGGGGAAGGTGAAAAACTTGGTTATCTTCCCGTAATAACCGTCCAACCTGTCTCCGAATTGTGTGGGTGAGTTTTCGTCATCATCAGTGATTGTGCCCTGCACGGGGGAGAAGTCCCCGGCTGGTGATTCACCGCGCACGACGACGCGGTTGAAAACCCCATCGCGCGTGTAATCGGTGTCCGCACTGACGATGACACCGCCGTCGCCAGTGCGTAGAATCATGGCCGCTTCATCATCCAAAGTCGGTGCATCGCGGATAATGAAATCGCCGAACCCGTCACAGTGGACGACCGCGCCGATTGATGTGGCAAGGTTTTGGATAAGGTCTGCCCTTGACCCGTCATACTGCAGCGTGGGCACACGCTCATCCCTGACCGTGGTCCGGTTGTACACGCTCGCGGTCGGCAGGGTCTCCTGGATGAGCTGTGCGATAAGCGCGGTCGTGGACCCGGCCTCAAAAGTGCGAGGCTGAGGGAAATCATCGTCCACAATGTCTGCGCATCGGTCGACGCCGCGGATTGTCACCGCGCTGTCTAGGGTGGCTGAGTAGGGTACGGTGTCGACGCGGAAGGTCCCGACTGGCACCCATTCGGTGGTTTCGTCGTAGAAGACTAGTCCCCATTTCACCCTGATCTCATCCCCGGTCGTCAAAATGACCTGGTCGGTGCGCCCACTGGTGTAGGTGCTGGTGGGGATCTCGGGCGGCAGAGTGAGCGATAGGGACCGGCGTACGAAAGCGTTGGAGTCCACGGTGATATTGCCGTCAATAATCGGCAGCTCATTAATCACCGTGGCCCCCGCACGGATCAGGGACGCTTGCACCCTGACCCGGTGCGGGGTCGTGATTGCATGGAGGAAACCCTCACTGACTGGGTACACCATTAGTTCCCTCCTTGTAGCACGTCAAACCACGTGGCATTCGCCGTCTTGAGTTCGTCCCAGGTGGCGTATTTCGCACGGATTTGATTCCATGAAGCCCCAGCCACCCCTGCCGTATCCCCTGACGGGACACCTGTGGACACGAGGCTGAGTGACCATTTCCTGCCCTGCTTGATCGCCCCGTCACCGCGAAGCCCTTCGCTTACCGATTCGACGTAGTACCAGCCGGGTGGGAATGGTGCCCAGTCTGGTCCTTGTAGCAGGACGACCCGGTTTTTTTGCAGGAGCGCCCGCATTTGCGCAGAGTCCCCATCGGTCTTGGTCAAAGCGTTGAGGGTGAAGCGTGATGCGTTTACCCCGGACCATGCTGCGACGGCGATGCTTGACCCTGCTGCGATGTCGTATGAACCGCCTTGTGTACTGGAATCAATGTCGACGCTGTTTGTGGGGTCGACCATCACGGTTGCGTTGGGGTTCGCCGGGATCTTCACGAAAACCCCACACCACCCTGGGATCGACGTGTTCACGGTCCCGGTGAAAGCTCCCACGTACATGTCCCCTGAGTATCCGGCGACACGGTAGCGGACGTCCTGGTGAAGCGGCATTTCATGGTCCGTGAGCGCGACGAAACCGTTGATGACTTCACGCCTGCCGCCGCGTACGGGTACCCACCCGGTGCCGGGGTCACGATCAACCTCGATGCGGTCGATGGTGGGGGTTGTGCGGGTGCTGGTGGAAGCGTCGGGTGTCCCTGTCCATGCGTAGGCGACTCCCGGCCACTCCGGGTTCACGGTAGACCCGTGGAAAGGCATCAAATCGGGGTGCTCACCCTGGACGATGGTGAAGTCGTCGTACCTGATCGTTTGCCCCACCGTGCCGCCGCCCCCGACGCGCAGCGTGTGGCTTACGTCCTCCACGGTGAAGGTCAGCCGTAGAAGTTGCGCCTCCCCCACTGGCTCAGCCTGCGTCCGGTATGTCCCCGCGTTAAGGAGGACGTACAGCCCACGACTTACCCGGTCGCCCAGGACTATATCCTGAGAGCTGTCATACCCGTCTTGCGGCCTGCACCACACGGCGGCTGTGAAGGTTTTACCCACGTCACCACCCGCAGGGGTCCAGATGATAGCACCAGCCGCCGCCTGCTCTGCGAACCCCGTGCGGGTGATTCGTAGACTCTTCCCCCCGCTGTTCGCCCACGCACCGGATTGGATACAGTACCTTCCCGGCTGCTGGCCGATACCGGCAGGTGCAGGCGCTGAAAGAATCGACGCGCTATTATTTGCGGCCCCTACCGATGACGGCGTTAGGTCAGGATCGGGGGAATAGGAGAAGTCGAGGTAGGTTGTGTGCTGGTCGATGCTCGCGGCAGTCTGGTCAAGCACATCCCCGCCCTCCAGACCGTAGGCATAGCACATAAGGACGACTGGCGACCCACTGACAAGCGTCGGCAAAGTCAGCGTAAATGTCACCCAAGTCCACTCACCGGCAGGAACGGGAATATATGGCGAATACATTGGCGTTGGCATGCCCGCGCCTTCAAGACCTAGCCGCACAGTGCATGCGCGCGAGGTCCGCACTAACCGCCGAAGCGTCAGCGTTTCCCCTGATGAAACCAGTCCTGTGACTACTCCATACCATCCAGCCATGGACGCTGTAGCGACGAGGCGACGGAAAGTGTCCGGCAAACCGCCCGTTAGACCGGACCCGGTTTCCCACGTCGCAGTGCCATTGACCGTCGTCCACGGGATAGCGCTACCTGCGCTCACTGCGCGTGGGTTCGGGATACGGTTTCGCGCCACCTCGACCGTGGACCCCGCCGCCTCAAACGAGGGGTTCAAGGCAAGGTTCGTGAGGGTGCCCTGACACCACTCACGGCCATCCACGATCACCGTGGACGCCGCAAGCCGCTCATCAAAATCAATCTGCATCAGTAACCCCTCCCAGCCGCACTAAAAGCGGCGTTCATTTCCGTGCGGATCGTCGCTTTCATAGGCTTCCCATCAACCAGCATCGTCACGCCGACGCCATCCAAAGCACCCGCCAAAGACCCTTTATCAAGGGCGACGTTGACGTTGGTTTGTGCAGGGTAAGCAGCAGACAGGACAGGCAACCCGCGTCCAGAGTTAATCGACTCAAGCAAAGGCCCATACTGTGAAGCGGCCTTGGCGTTGACCACATACTCATCTGGCATCGCAGTGATAGGCACCGAATCGACGCCCTTAATGCCGCCAGTCACCCAGCCGCCAGACGCCATCTTCACCCCATACGCCTTACCCAAAATCCGGGCAATCTTGTCACCCCACTTCCCGATAGAAGCCTCAATCTTGCTCATCGACTTCTCCAGGGAATCCACACGGCCTTGAGCCTGCCCGACGCCGCCCGCGTAGAAAGTGCCATCGGCTGTACGGTAATTCCGGGTGGCCTGGTCGCCGATGAAACCGGACGCAGACGCAATCGAGGTGTAAACCCCGTTGAGTTCTTGGACCGATTTCTTACCCCCGGCCAACAGCTGATTAGCGACCTCAAGCCCCTCATCAGGACCCAAAGCCGCGATCTCCTGGAGCACCACGGATGACAGCCCAAAGTCCGCGAGCTTCTTAATCGACGCCCCAAACTTCTTCAGCTTGTCCGCATACGATTTACCGCCCGCAACCATCCCAGCAGCGGTAATACTCTTTCCCGCCACATTCCCGAGACCGTCCGACCACTGCGTGTAAGCGTCCGTCAGCTGGAAACCGCCCGACAGCGACGATTTCAGACCATCCGAAATCTGCTGCATCTCCTGCAAGTGATCCCGCGCCTTCTCAAGCGCGACCTCGACCCGCTCAGCAGTCGCATACAGCTTCCGGAAAGCCACCTCAGATGACTTAGCAGCCGACGACAGGCTCTTACGTGTGCCCTTCGTGAGAGCGGAATCCCCGGCAGCGTCACGCACCTGATCCACCAGCGAATAAGCCGACGACAAACCGCCCGACGCCTGCTCAGACAAACGCCCACGCCGCGCATCCAAAGCCAAATCGACCCGTGCGTCACGCAAATCAGCCAAAGCCGACCGTGCGTCCCGCAGCTGATCCTCCAGTTTCCTGGTCCGCTTGTCATTCCCAGACCGGCGAGAAGACCGCACCTGAGACACCAGACGCTTCACCCTGCGCTCCGCAGTACGCAAAGACGCAGACGACCGTAAACCACCAGCCGCGAAAGACTCAGCACCAAGCGCCTCAAACGCCCCCAAACGCTGACCGGCCTCACGCCAAATCGCCAACGCCCGACCACGCTTCGACCGCGCACCAGGAATAAAAGCCTCCCACTCAGTCTCACCCTCAGCCCAAGTCACCGGACCAAAACGTGAAACCTGCGTGACACCTGCACCAGAACCCGGACGGATCTGCGGCTCATCCAAAGCACCAGCAGCACGCTCACGCACACCACCATCCGCCATCGCCGCCTGCCCATACTGCTTAATAGCAACAGCAGCAGTAACCGTCTTCCCATTAATCGAATTAAGAGTGGAATTCAGCGCCTGGACCTGCGAAATCGCGCCACCAACATTCAAAACCTGAACCTGAGTCGTCACCGTCCCAGGCACCAACCCAAGCTCCCGAGACATAGAAGCAACCTGCTCCCTAGAAAAACCAGCCGCACGAGCCAAAGACTCAAAACGCTTACGGCCAGCCTCGATCTTCCCGTCCACAGCCTCCTGCGACGCACCCAAAGCACTCATCTGCTCAGCAGCACCCAAAGTCGCATCAGCCATACCAAGCAAAGCCTCCATATTCTGGCGGCCCTTCTCAGTACTCAAATCAGTCGCTTTACCATTCTCCTCAATCGTCGCCCGCGCCCGATCAGTAGCCTCCTCAAAACGAATCTCCGCGGAAATCCCATCAGCATTAGCCCGAGCCTTCGCCAAAACCGCCTCAGCAGCAGCATTAGCCGCATCAGCCTCAGCCTGCATCGCCTCAGCAGCAGCCACAGCAGCAGACGCAGCCCCACGAGTAGACGAATCAACCTCATCAGCCGCGATCTCGACCTCACCCAAAGCAATCGCCAAAAGTGAAGCATCATCAGTCGTGTACCCGGCCTCAGACGCCACGCCGATAAGAGCGTCCTTTAAAGCTGGTGACGCATTAATCAGCTTCTGGGCAGAGTCATCCGTGCCGCCCACCTGCTCGTTCAAGCCCTGGAAAGCAGCAATAGCATCAGCCGTCGCAGACGGCACCTGCGTGGCGAGCGTGTCCAAATACGCACGCAAATCCTGCTCTTGCTTCTGCAAATCCGTACGCGAGTCATACCCGAACAGATCAGTCAGCCCATTAATCCCACTTAGAAGGCCGCGCTGAGCGTCACCAAAAAGAGTGTTCTGGCTTATACGATCAAGAATCTCCTCCGCATCACGCAGCCCCTGAACATCAGATTCCCAGATCTTCCGCTCATCAAAATTCTTGAAAACCGTGTCCGCAGCGGACGCACCTTTAGCGACACGCTTAAGACCGTCCTCAATCTCCTGCAACCCCTGGGTAGCCTCACCACCGTCATACGCTTGACCAATAGCAAACGCAGTCAAAGCGGCACCAGCCACACCAGCAGCGATACCCACACGCTTCAACCCAGACGCAAGACGCGGCGCTTCCGCTGATAGCCGCTTCATTGCAAGGTAAGAGTCAGAGACGGACCCGGCCAGGCGTAACGCACCACCAGCAGCCAAAGCCGCCACCGAAGCCAACCCACCCAGCCCAGTGACTACCTGCTTCACCGGCTCCGGCAACTGAGCAAACCAGCCAGCCAAATCAGCGACGCCCTCCGCCGCTTGAGCCAAAACCGGCAGGACGTAAGACCCAAACTCGATCCCCGCGTCCTTCATGGCGTTCCAAGCCATCTCAGCCTTAGCCGCAGTCGTCTCATAACGCTTCGCAGCCTCATCAGACAAAGCAGTATTCTCCGCATAAGCGGTCGCACCAGTAGCCAAAGCCTCATTCACAAGACCCTGCGCACTCGACAAACGCAGCAGGGAGTCAGACTCACGAATACCGGTGATGCCAAGCTCAGACAAAACAGCGTTCGCTGACATACCCAAAGATTCCGTCTGCCCAAGCCCAGCGATGAAAGCAGACAAAGCCCCGGCAGCATCCTGGCCCCAAGCAGTCTTAAATTGCTCCGCCGACATGCCCGCTACCTGCGCGAACGTCCCCAAAAGCGCACCATTAGTCTCAACCTCAGACCCAATCCGCTTCATCGTCATCGACAGTGCCGTACCACCAGCCTCAGCCTCGATACCCACCGACGACATCGCGGTAGCAAAACCCAGCACATCGGACTCAGACAGGCCAGCCTGCTTCCCTGCACCGGCAAGACGCATACCAAGCTCAACAATTTCAGCCTCAGTAGTCGCAAAGTTATTACCCAAGCCGACCACGGATGACCCCAGGCGGTCCACGTCACTTTGCGAGGACCCCATGATATTCATAAACCGGGAAAGCTGTGTGGCGGCATCATTCGCAGAGAGGTTTGTGGTCTCCCCGAGATCAATCATTGTGCGGGTAAATCCCTGCACATTCTTCGTCTCCACACCAAGCTGCCCAGCAGCCTCCGCCACCGCCGCGATCTCAGTGTGAGAAGCAGGCAGGACCTTCGCTAAACCACGCAAACCTTTTTCCAGGGAAGCCATTTCTTCAGCTGTCCCATCAACGGTCTTCGTGACCCCGGCCCACGCAGATTCCCAATCCATCGCCAGCTTCGTCACCCCGGCCAGCGCAGCAGTCCCAGCAGCCCCCATCACAGCCAAAGAAGACCCAACCTGGTCAATGTCCGCACGGTTGGCCTGCCAAAACGCACTGGTCCGCTCCAAGGCACCCTTCTGAGATTTAGCTAGGTTGTCAGTGGCACGAGCAGCATCAGACATGCCCCGCTTGTATCCACCCACCTCGGCTTCGAGCCTTACTTTGATAGACCGATCAGCCATTGCTACCTCCCAAAGGGCATGCGAAAATAGGCGTCATGACTGACACCGAAAAAAATGTTGAAAAAGAAAAGAAACCCGCAGGGGCGACAATGTTTTCGTTCGCCGGATTCGCGGTTATAGGCATATTCGCGGCAGTAGCGGTTAAGAGTTTTTTCGTGGAGCCGACCTATGGTGGCGGCCCGAAACTTGGTTCACTCGTGGTGATTCTGCCGCTAATAATCGGCGCGATTCAGCGCACAACCAGCGATAAAGAATTAACCTGGTATAAAACTGAGGCACGCCTACTGGGCTTAGCCACTGGTATCCTGGTCGGCCTCACGTCCTAGTCGTCCAGGAGCTCTTCTAGCTCCGGGTCACCCTTCGCATATTTCACAATCAGGCGTGTCCCCGGTGGCAAGTCAGGGTGCCGCTCACGGTACCTTTCCTCCGCTGCAGCTTCCTGATCCATGACCTGCTTCACCGCCCACCAGCCCTCAGAATCAGAATCCATCGCCAAATCGACGGGGTTGCCATGCTGCGTGGTGGCCTCCTCCAAAGCGGTCAAGCCGACAGCGAGGGCACGGTCACGCTCCGACCAATCCTCCAAAAACTCGGTCGGCTTAGCACCCCACGCCCTCGCCGCCCTCAAAGCCCTTACGAGTCTTGGCCGCTCCCGAAGCGACGAGATAAAAAATCCGAATCACCAGGCACCTCAGCGCGAGCCTTCGACGCGAAATCAACCGCCGAAATCAACTCACCCAACTGCACCTCACCAATGCGGGCAGCAAACTTCTTTAGCTGCTCCACGCTCATGGACTCAGTTAAAACCCGCCCGCCCTGCTCCATACGCACAAACGCACGCTGCAGCTTCTCCACACCCCGGGCAAGCAGCACCTTCGACACCGCTATCGCGTACTCTTCCAACTCTTTTGCGTGCTCCTGCTCCCACCCAGAAATAAGCGCCTGCTGCTGCTGCACACGCGCCAGGAAAGCATCAGCCTGCACACTCGACGGACGATCAGGCAAGCTCGGTGTCTCCAGCTTCGGGCGACCAGGAACCGGGTCAGGAAGCGGGTACTGTGCATTGACGGCTTCCTCATCAGCCATCGAAATACCCCGCAAGAACACCGTTGTACGCGACGCTTTCATCCGCTCAAGTAAAGCCTCGCCACGAGCCTCACACTCAGCCACAGGGTCAACTTCACCCGCAGACCGTTCACCACTAGTGCGCTCAGCGTGTGCCGTCAGCCGCTCATACTCGCGCTCCCACGCCTGAAACTCCCCAAAAACCTTGCCGTCAGGGTACACATCCACCGATGATTCCAGTGGGGAAGCACCCTCAAGCCAAGCATCAAAATCCATGTCAGACATCAGAAAAACTCCAAAAGTAAAGGGTCCAAGGGTCAAAGGGTCTATGGGACGGGCGGCCTGCGCGGACCCTTAACACGCGCAGGCCACCCCGATTTAGGCATGAAAAAAGCGCCCCTTAAGGCGCCACGCTTCACACCAAAACTAAGGTCACGGACTAGGGTCCGCCACCACGGTCTGGTAACCAGAACTGAAGTTCTGCGGAGCACCCTCAACACGGTGCTTAATGTAGCCTTCAAGAGTCGTGCCTTGCGGCAGGTCATTCACCCACTCCACATACACGTACTCATCGCCGACAACCCAAACGTCACCCGACTTCTTAGCCGAATGCCGAATCATGATGTGAAGAGTGTTGCCCTTCTCCTTGACCAGATCCCACAACTCTTCAGCGAGAGCGGCAGGGTCAGGCAAACCAGTATCGGCAAGGAACTCACGAAAAGCAGTGAAACCGCCCTGGAAGTTTGAGTTACCGAGCGCCTGTGCGTTCCCCTCCACGCACAACGCCTTTTCATCGATCATGTCCGAGGCAGCGAACCCAAGATCAAAATCCGAGGACAGGACTGCACACGAGTAATCCTTACCCGCGTTCGCCTCCGTAACTGTTATCGCGTTAATGTCTGCCGGAGCATCCGGCAGAATCGTGAACTTCTTCTTCCCATCAGCAAGACTTCTAGGCATAATCGCCCTCCAATTTTTTCGGCCCCATCAGGGCACACCAAAACACCCCCTTGCCTTTTGGCCGGGGGTTCGAGTAGGAAATGGTTACTGGTCGAAAACCGTGTATGAATCCACAGACAAGCACATAGGCTTCGTCGTGCCGGGGATCAAGGTTTGCGGGTCCCCGAAGTCGGCCTCGTGCCGCACATACTGCACAGCCGCAGACCTACCATCCATCGTGAGCGTCCCGTACTTCTTCCCACCCACCAGGGCTGTACGAGCATTCCGCAGGGCAATCAGCGCAGACGTAGGATTAGCACCCACACCCTTCAACCGCACCCGCAGCACCTCGGCCCCATCATCAGCATGTAGTGAAGCCTCAAAAAACGGGTCCATATTCACCGGCTCCACCAGCAGATACGGCAGTTTCGGGGCCGCATCATTATTCTGCAAAAGATGCACACCACCCACCGCCACACCAGCAAGAGCGGCCTTCAAAGCTTCCAGCACAGGGATCATTCGAGGCTCCTCACCGCGATCTCCGTCAGGTACTTCTCAAAAGCAGGCACCTCACGCAGCAACGCTTCTTCGGGGTCCTCCACGGTCCCACCGGAATGTTTTCCACCCCACCCGGTACCACCGAAATACGCGATATTCGCACCGAAATCAAGACCGCCACCACCACTCCCCTTCACAGGTCCGATCTCAGCAGCAAGGCCCTCAATGTCGAAGGTGATCGAGTTAGCCAGCGCCCCGAAAGACCCCGAACCGCGCATCTTGGCTTGCATGTCTTTCTTGATATTCATGGCACCCTTGAAAAGGACCTTCTCCACTTCGGGGCGCACATCACCCGCTGCACGAAGCTCAGCGGCGAAAGCACGAAGCTCGCTCATACGCTCGGCCCCCTCTGCTGATCCTCACAAAGAATTCTCTGCGCGGTGGCCTGTGACTGGTCATCCAAAGACTTCACCAAAAACGTTGTTCCCGGCATCTTCGGATTATCAGGATCAGACGTGAAAGTAATCAGCGCATTCACCGGCACCACAAATGGGTGCCACACCCCAGCTTCGTCCTTATACTCATGCGGGATACGCACCACGATCCGCGAATCCACGATCTGCACCCCGCCGACTTGCCGGTCGGTCTCAAAAGCCAAACCCGGATACCGGGCATAGCACGGCACATCCTCATAAAGCAGGACACGCCCAGGGGTGACCTCCCCAGTGTCAGGGTCAGTCACCTCCACAGACGCATCCACCACCTCAATCACACACCGCGCCCGCAACCGCTTCCGCTTAAAAGACGCACGCGACCTACGCACAGCCTGAGAAACACCCATCAGTCAACCCACCCATTCGGCCCATTGACCCACCAAGCCTGATCATCAGACTTCGTGCGAATATCCCCACGCTCCGTAGCCACAGTCCCCAAACCGCCAAAACGTGGTTTCGCGAGACGAGCGACGATCCGCAGCTCAGAATCCGTGAGATACAGTCCCGCCTCAGACACCACAGAGGACGAAGAATAATCATCCAACTGCTCGGACTTCTGCGCCCCCGGATTCGTGAAACCCCGGCCCGCAACCGCACAAACCACATCCACAATCTGATCAGGTACCTCACCCGGCACCCACGAGCGTCCGGCCTCAGCATCTACGAGACCGGACGCCATCCGCAGGAGGCGAGTAGCCCTAGTCGAATCAGACGCGACTTCCCATTCATTGCCTAGGAAATCTTGCAAATCATCCGTCGTGGCATAAGCCATGACTACTCACCTCCTTCCCGGATCAAGGGGTTTCAGGCTCTTCAGGCTCGACCTCGGCAGGCACGATGACACCGGCAGGGTAGCCAGTAGCACCAGCCACACGGGTGATTGGCTTAGCGACCTGGAAACCGACACGGAAAACCACACGCAGTGCCTTTGAGTCCTGCTGCATGAGGTTCAGGATGACCTTGCCATCAGCGTCAGAAATGACACCCTCAGAGAAAAGGTCATAGGTGATGTCCTGACGGACACCCACAACAAACTTCGTCCAGTCAGCAGCGAGCAAGGTCGCTTCGTCTGCATCCCATGACCCGTTCATGACCTCATTCAACGGGTACCCGTAAAGACCAGCGGGGGTGCCAGCGGACAATGAAGGCGTGTAGATCGGGGTTCCCTGCGTTGAACGCAGACCAATCAGCTGCCATTGCAAGCCGGGGCGGGAAGCGAAACCATTGATGCCGTAACCTTGCTTGGCGATTTGCTCACCAAGAAGCGCCACGTCCACACCAAGGTCAGCGCCGGTGCCCTCTTCCACAAAGTTCCCAGCAGCCACAGCACCAGGGACGATGCCGGTTGGCCAAGAAGCGGGGGAGTCCACACCGAAAAGCGCAGCCTGGTCCACCTTCTTACCAATGGCTTCAGCAAGCAAAGGCTTGATCTCATCCCACAGTGGGATGTTCGCGTCATCCACGAGAGCGTCCGGGATAGGCACAATCACCGCGAGCTCTTCAGCAGTAATAGTGAGCGATTCCCACTGGCTCTTCGAGGTCTGCTTCAGCCCAGTATCACCATCCACCCAGTAAGCCTCGGGCAAGGTCGCCAGCACCGGTTGCTTCGCTTTCTTCGCAGAAAGCCGCACCTGCTTAGCACGGTCAAGCACCACAGATGACTTTGGTGCCTCTTGAATAATCTCGTTGATCACCTGATCTGGGATGAGCGCATCCCCGACATCGGCGCGACCAACAACGTTTGCGTATCCAGCCATGTTTACTCCTTAGATTTAGACAGTGCAGCGCGGAGCCAGTCGACAGGCTCAGCGGTGTTTGTGACGGGGTCAGCCCCACCCCGCAAAACTGGTTGCGGCTTGTTGGTGGGGGGAGCGGCTGGGATACCTGACCCCAACCTTTCCGCGAGTTTCGCGGCGTTCGCCTGGATCTCCTCAGCGGTACTTCCCGCAATAAGTTCCAGGTCTTCCGCCTTCAAACTGGGGTTATCCACCAGCGCTTGAAGGCGGGCGTTTGTGAGTTGCGCGGTCTCGTAGTTTGACCGCAGTTCTTGGAGGTCACGCTCCGCTTTCTCCGCCGCCGTGAGCTGCGCATCCTCGAAAGCCTTCACCTTCGATTTCGCGTCTTTGCTCTCGGCCCGCAGATTCTCAATGAGTTTCCACGCCTTTTCAGGGTTGAAATCCTCATCGCTACCCCAAGGCGGGGTGGGTGCGGGTTCAGTGGGTGTTGGTGCGTCCTGAGCCGGGGCGTCCTGCGCCGTGGGCTGTGCTACTGCTGCTTCGTCTGACATGTGGGTGCCCTCCTGTGGCATTCCGGGTATGCGAAAGGGCCACCAGCTAAGTGCGGGTGGACCTGAAGTTGATTAGTTATTTCTTGCGTTTGGGGGAGTCTTTGAAGTCCCCGTTGGCGCGCATGTGGGGGAGAACCGTTTCCCACCCACGGCGCACACCTTGTGCGTCTGCGTATTCCGCAGCGGCTTGGTAAGCGTCCACGTACTTTTGCTCCCGCTCAGTGGGTTCCCAGTCGGTGAAGACTTCCACTGCTGTGCAGCCGCAATGCTTGTGATATGACTTCATCACCCCTAGAGCGGTGCCCTCAGATTTGTAAGCGGGTCCGCGACCGACGAGCATCGCGCAAAAAGCACACGGATTACCGTCAGACACTCGCCGCCAACCGATAGAGCGGCGGTTAGCCTCAGCAGACAGGCGCACAGTCTCCCGCCCCGCATCCATGATCAGTTTCCGGGCTTCGGCCATCATCTGATCACGCGCCGCCAAGAAAGCGACCTCATCAAGAGCACCGGCACCGACACGCTGCTTAAAGCTGACCGGTCCGCTGATCTCAAGTGATTCACGCAAACCAGTGCCGGGGTTCGCTGGGGCCAGGACAATACTGCCTGACCCCACCCGCTGTAGTTCCCGCATCTTTGACACGAAAACATCCGCCTCACGCGCTTCAAGAGTCCTCAGCCCGATCACCCGGGCTTCGATACCATCAAGGACGCGCTCACGACCCCGGTCGATGTCGCTAATATCCAGGGTCGCCCATTCGCGGCGGATCAAAGAATCCACCTGAGAGGCCCGCAAGATTTGACGCCGCCGAAACCGATCCAGGGTTTGTCGCTCACGCCAATTCATCACAAAGCACTTTCAAGCTGACCAGCAATTGACCGCGCCGTAATCTCGTCCGCCGTGGGGTGGTCTTCCCGGTACCTTGCCCACGATTGGGCTTCGGGTTTCGAGATCGTAGAGAACTTCTCCCACAGCTTCTCAACCGGGACGCCCAGCATCCCCGCCATCTTCCCGTAAGCGTCCGCTTCCTGAGCGAGCAGGTCAATGTCCAAGGTTTTCCAGTGAGCTTCAATAGTGAAGTCCTCTGAATCTGCTTTACGCCCCTCAATGTGAGAAGCGAGCCGCAGCAGTTGGACATGGGATGCGCCGAAGGAATCTTGCCGCAACCGAGTCTTAGCGCGCAGCCCAGACTTCGTTTCAGCGACCCCGTCGTTCCCGACGTTGACCATCTTCCCCAAAGCGCTCATCGGGGTTTGAGACACCGCCGAAATGTCCTCAAGGTCTGACTCTTTCGCTTTCACAAAAGGATCAAGAGCCGTCTCGGCAAGAGTCCCAAAACTGACACCTTCACCACCAGTGAGAATGTCATTCTGCCGAAGCTTCATCTTCAGCTGCTCAGCCTCAGAATCACTCATGGTGTCGTCCAAGCCCGTGGCCGTGCGGACCTTCCATGAGTTGTAGTGCTGAGTCAAAAGACGGTCATACACCGTTTTGTTGATACGTGATCCGACAGTCACCAGGCGTTCAATCTCCCCAGGTGACCGCCCCTCAGTGTCAATCTCCTCCGCATACCGCACCACCGGACACACGCCCACGTTGTGATCACTCAAAGTGATGTAAGCCCACTTGTCAGTGCGTTTCTCCACCGACAAAATGTGCTCCGTGGTCTCATCCAAAAGAAAAAGCATCCGGTCACCGTTAGGCAAGGTTTCCATGCGCAAAGCAAACATTGGGAACTCGTCATGCACCGGGTCTTGATAAACCGGGAGCATCTGAGCGGTTGAATACGCACGGAAAACCGCCCCACGGTCACCAGGCACCGCAGACACAAACCCCATCCCGAAACTCAAAGCAGAACGGTGAACCGTGTGCTGCAAAGTCCCCATGTTGTTCGTCTGCCACGGACCCCAAAACAGGGCAAGCGATTCATCAGAACGGTCAGGCGAATACACGCCATCAACCTTCAACTGCTGAGCCGAAACCCTCGGAATCAAACCCAACCACGGGGTCATCGCCAGATCAGCAAGGGCCTTATGTTCACGCTCCGCATTGCTCGGCAAAACAGGTTTCCTACCGCCATGCTGAGACCACTTTTCCAGCTCGCGGGTCCGTTGAATCTCCTTATCAAGAGCGGGAAGCAATTCTTGTGAGACAAGCTCTAGTACGTCATTTTTCTTCACCAGGCCTTGCCCCCTCTCTTTTTCGCATTGTTTAGGTATGCTCGCCGGACCATTCGCGCACCGATGGCGCACACGGCGAGGTCGATTTTGCGTTTGCTTTCGCGGTGCTCTTTCCCAATAGACAGGCCTGCACGGGTTGGCATCCGCACGGCATTCAGGAAGTGCTGACGCAGCCGGATATCCCCGTCCCATGTGAAGTTTTCATCCTCCACATCAGCGAGGAAAGCCTCGACCGCGCCCACGAAATCCTTTTGCTTGGGGAAGTCGGCCATGTCGAACATGACGGAGTGTTTCTTCCCGTCCGCCCAGAGTTTGAGCCGTCGCCCGTACTTGCGGTGCCACTGGTCAAACAGGCCATCCCAGAAGCGGTCTTTCGATTCGTCATCAAGGACGTGCGACGGGTCACCCCAGAAAGCAGAAACGCGATAGTCCGAAAAAGCTCGGTCTACCGCGTAATCAACTTTGTTCCTGGGGACAACCCAGTCTTTGCCGCGCTCACCGGGCGGTCTCTGCCACATCCCGATCACGAAAACATGACCGTCAGAGACACGACACCCGACAAGCCCTGTGGCGTCGTCGGTTTTAGCGCCGTCGAAGAACATTACGATTTCTTCGCCCTGTCTGACGACCTTTGATTCATCCTTCAAAGGATCAATCTCCTGCGGCGACAAATAGGCGTCTTCACGGGCTGTGATTTGGTTGTACCACTTACGCCGTGATTCGCTTGGCGGGTTCGCGGGGTTCAGAATCGACTTCAAGATTCGACCCTTAGCATCAAGCCAAACCGCGTCACCACGGATAGCCTCAACCACACTCGGTGCGGCCTCAGCAGTCAGCGGCGCTTCAGGTGGAGCTTCCAAGGAATCGTAGAGGACCCCGAAATCCATTGCTTTAGGCGCAGAATCAGGGTCATCCACATCACCCAACGTGGATTCATACGCTTCACGCATCCGCTGACCCACTGAATCCTCACCAGGCCGGTACGCGTTACAAATATCAAGCATCCGCGCCGGTGAATCAATATCCCGCTTAGCCGCGTTCCCCTCAAGCGCCCCAGCCATATCATGGCCACCATTACTTGAGTTCCAGTTTTGCGTTTCGTTCCGCACAACCAGAGTCGGACGCCCACCCTCAATCGCCATGACACTATTGGTCACGGCCTCGATCTGGCGGGTATCCCCCAAAGCCCACACATTCAACCGCGACGGCTGAATACCGTAAAACTCACGAGCCTCAGCCGTAATCAACCCCGGCATCAACTTCATCGTGTTCTTCGTCTGCTCCTGCGAAACAGCCACAAGCTGCACCCAAGCATTCTCAGAATCACGCCCAACCGGTTCGCCGTCCTCGTCCCAGTGATCAAAGTCGATAGGCGCGAGCATCGACGCCAAAGCCAAAGTGGCAGCAAGCGGGTCCTTGCCCCACCCTTTCAGGCGTTGCAAAACCGCCGAGTGGTAAGCAAACTGCCCAGCCTCGTCAAGCGCATAAAACCACAGAATAAACCGGGCCTGCTCCGCCGTGTACTGCCACGGCTTATCGCGCTTCCCCTTCAGCCATAACCCACACCAGGCAAGAACTTCCCACCCAAGTGTCCGATCAGGCAAAGACCATCCATCGTCCCATTGCCAAGTAGGACCAATCTTGACTGGTTCCCACTCAAGACCAATAGGCGGCAGAGCGTCCTCAAGGAAACCCCTATACCACGCGATAATCTCGCGTTTCTCAGCCTCATGGGAAGTTATAAGAGCAGGCCCGCTTGCGTCACGCACCCTTGCCATAAGACTTCGCCCAACGCGATTGACCAGCCGCGCGGTTCTGGTTCACCTCAACCGCGCCACCACCCTCATCAGGAACCTTCAGTTTAGCGAGGGCGTTATTCATGTGCGCTTCAGTAGAACGAATCTCCGCCACAAGCGGATTCACAACATCCTGACCAGTTGACCCAGTGAGCATGTACCCAAGAGCTTTCAGCTCATCGCGCATAATCACTAGACGATCAGCAGACCGGCAAGCCGACTCCAACCACACCAGCTCATCAAAACGAAACTCATACTTACCGCACATCTGCTCCCACAGGGCAGTCCCGGCATCATCCATCCCCACAGGGACGGCAGGCTTCTTCTTCACCATAATCACCCTCCTGGGGTAGGACACCGCAGCGCCCCACCTGGGAGCCGCTTACAGCGTGGAAACGACCTCAGTCAGATCACCAAGACGAAGAACTGACTTCTCAAAAGCATCACCAGTCACCGCGATATAACGGCCAGTGGAGTAAAACTCGACACCATCACCGCCACGCTGACCACGGCCCTTCCCCTCACGGAGTAGACCGAAAATGTGTAACCCAGTACCCGACTGAGACACTTCCACGAACGTTGGGGGGCAGCGATCCAAAATGTCACGCGCCCAACCCTGTAGTTCACCATTCACGATGCAGTGGTCAAGGTCGATACACCCAACCCCATCACCAAGCACGAAACCAATACCATCGCCCTTCGTGGAAGCCTTCACTTCATCGTGAGTAGCCCACGTCCTAGGGTCAGTCACAGAAGCAAACCAACCCTTCGCCGTCAAAGGACGCTTACCCTGCCGACGCACCCACCGGGCACGAGACGTAAGCTCCACCGGCAGGCCAGTCTTAGGGGCACGAGAAGCACGCTTACGGCACGTTTGACCACAGAACCGCTTCGGGCGTCCAGTCCCAGCCAGCTCAATGCGCTTCCCGCACGACTCACACGCTTTACTCATACCCCAAGTCTACCACAAAACACGCCTTGACCAGCGGTTTGTCACGAAACTAAAAACCGGGCGAATCTAAGACACCATTATCACCACAGACGCCAAAACACCCCACCCCACACCAAAAAAACCCCCCAGGAGCAAACCTGAGAGCCTTATAAACAGGTAAAAAACGAGACACAAGCCGCTCGCTCAATCGGAGTTGCTAACCGTCGGTGAAGCGGTCCTGGTAATCGGAGGGGAGCCCCACCCTTAGAAGAGAACTTCAACCCCTCCGTCGCCGCGCAAAGAATTGCAGATGCGGTGTGCTGTCTTTAGGTTGCTTTCCTCGTGGGTTCCGCCTTTAGATCGTGGAATTATGTGATCAAGAGTCGGTGCATCGTTGTGAGTTTGCGGGTCCACGCTGGTGTCGCATAGTTTGTTGCAGATCCAGCATACATAACCATCTCGCTCGTAGATAGCCTTGCGTATTCCATCTCGAATCCATCCGCGATGTAGAACTGCGCCGCGCTTATCAGCCGCAATGTCCCTGCATCTGTCGCTACAGTGCAGCCGGTTTTGCCTCTTGTGCCTGTATGCTTGCCCGCACTCCATGCATTTCCTGTTGAAGGCCAACCATTCGTCCTCGGTTTGGGTCTTCACTCGTGCTCTGGCGTGGGCGCGGGATGAGCAAGGGGTGCTGCAGTACTTGCCGTTGATTGCCTTGGTATGGAACTCGGACCCGCAGTGTTCACAGTTGAACCAGTATCCGAGGAAGTTTAGTGGTGGTCCTGCTTGCAGCCTCGATAATGCTGTGCGGTGCGTGTCGCGGCATTGGAGTGTGCAGTAGACGTGTTGGTATTTGTTGTGTCTGCTTGGTTCTTTGTAGCAGGTTGTCCCGCACCAGTCGCATGCCACTGCTTCTTTGCGGTGGCGGTTTGGTTTGAGGATTTGGTTGTAGTGGGAGCCGCAGTAGCCTTTGGCTTGGTGTTTGCGTTCGCATCCTTGGATGGTGCAGGTCTTCATTGTGTCTCCAGACATAGCGAAACCCCCGACGCTCTGGAGTGCGTCAGGGGTTTCTGTACCGGTTAATTAGGCCGGTGTTCTATTTGGTTTGGCCGGGATGTTTTTCTTCAGGCCGTTTGCGCATCGTGGCACGTCGCGTGTTGTTGGCGGCTACTTCGGCTTGCGTTTTCATCTTGTGGCAGTGGTGGTTGAGCCATTGGAGGTTGCTCAGTGTGTGGTTGTCGCCGGGGGTGATGTGGTCGCATTCTGAGCCTTGGCCGTCGCATTTGGGGTGGTGCCGTGTTGCTTGGCATTGGCCTTTTGCGCGGTTGCGGGTTTGGGTTATGAGGTGCGGCCAGTTGTTGGGTAGGCGTTTGCGTCGGTCGCTGGTTGTCCAGCTCATGACGCTTGCCTGTGGGTGAGGATGGTTGGGCATGTGGTGCAGCGTCGTCCTGCCATGCCGTCCTCCTTGTGGTTGTGTTCCCTCACTCTGCGCCGTGCGTTTCCGCGCGATTGTTTGTGGCGGGTGAGGGAAGTGTGCGTGCCCGCGTGGCGGGCTGCGTGTGTGTGGTGCCCAGCCGGGTCTTGCTCCCGGGTGCCTTCTGGGGTCTGGGCTTGCCCTGTGTGTGGGCATAAAAATAAGGCCACCGTGTGGGTGACCTTTAGTCTGTGTGGCAGTTGCGTGTAGTAGTGCCACTATGAACTATATCAGGGTTCATTGGGTTGTCAAGGGTGTGCGTGAGCGTGTTCTTTCTAGGGCTTGGGCGAGTGGCCAGCCGTCGGGGGTTTTGGTGAGGTGTCCGCGTTTAGACCAGGTTTTGATTGTGTCGAGTGGGACTTGGTGGCCTAGTGCTGCGAGGGCTAGGCGTACGTCGTCGAGTGTGTCGCAGTGGTAGTCCTGTGCGAGGTGGTCGCGTTGGGTGTTGGTGAGTCGTTTGGTGCGGACGTGTCCGGGTAGGTATTGGAGGCTGGTGTTGTGGAGTGTGTGGGTGGTGGTTTGTAGGTCGAGTTGGTCGGCTGGTCCGAGGTTCGCGTAGATGTTGGTGATGTTGGTGGGCATGGTGTGGATTGTTTGGTCCCATTGTTTGCAGGTGCGTTCGACGGTTTCTGTCCATGAGAGTGCGATGAGGTTGCATGGGGGTTTGTGGTTGTCGCGGGGTGGGCCGCCCATGGTTACGTAGGACATGGATTTTTTGGTGTGGATGATGAGTTGGGCGTATGGGTGGGCTTCGGTGATGGTGGCCCACATGGCTTGGAGTTGTGCGGTCATGGTGTCTCCTTGGTTTTGGGTGTGAAAAAACCCGCCGTGTGGGGCGGGTTGGGTTTGCGGTGTGGTGGTTATTGGCAGTTGCGGCATTTTCCGTGGGCGAGGAATAGTGATGCCCTGCCGCATTGGGTGCAGTGTGCCCGGCCTTGGGGGTGAGTGCGGTTGCAGGTGCCGCATTGGATGATGGGCACACCGGTTGGCGTCGAAGTCATGATCCCTCCGTGTTGGCGAGTTCGAGTAAAACGTCTGCATGGCAGGGCTGGTCGAGTGGACACCAGCAAGCGAGGTTCTTGCCGCGTAGATCGTGCAAGTGCTTGAGCGCAGTCAAGATTTTCATGTGTGGGCCGTACCACCACCAAGCCGACTCTGGCCCGTACTTCATGTCGCATCGGAACGCTTCAACAGCCATTTCTCGGGCGCTGATAGATGACTCCGTTTCAAATAATCCGGCCAATTCATCTATCTTTTTCTGCATGATTTCGAGGGTGTATGGGTTTCCCCACTTTGAGCCGCGTCCCACGTAGATGGTGTTGTCTGGCATACGCCACCCCTTTGTGCGGCGGCGCTGGACGCGTTGTGGGATGGTCATGATTCCTCCGTGAAAAGTCGGGCATATTCCCGGAGCACACCAGGTGCGCCGACGTCTACTAGTACGTGCTCGGTCACGCGGACGTGGGTTGTTTCCCGTGCCAATCTTTCAATGGCGTCGGCGGCGTCACGTAGCGCTTTCGCTTTGACTTTCCGGTCGCGCCGGTTGATCCACCGGTCGAAGGCTTCGAGTCGTCCTTGCTTGTCCTGCTTGAAGCCTTCCCATGGGTAAGCGAAGTCTTGGCGTACTTCCTCGGTGGTTGGCGTGTAGTCGGTCATGTGGGTTCTCCTTCGAGGGCTTGGATGGTTGGGCAGGGCCATGTGTAGTCATAGATTCCCCGCGACCCACTGCCTAGTCGGTGACATTCGGCACACACGTACTCAATTTGTCGGGGTGCCCAACATCCGCACTCATGAACACCTGGCCTCCCGTCACATTCAGGGCAAGGGTCCTCGTAGCGGGGTCCGTCTCGCCACGAAAATACTGCACTAGAACGCCTGTGCAGGTTGAGTACCCTCTGGAGGGCTTCTTGTGCGTGGTCGGTCATGGTTTTCTCCTCAGTTTTCCTGCGTGAGTGCGTGTGTAGGGGTGTGCCGTGTGGTAGTGGCCCCAGAGGGCTGAGTGGGCTGTGTCGTATGCGTGTTGGGGTGGGGTTTCCCATGTGCAGATACCACACATGCGGACGAAGCTGTTCATGATGGGGGCTCTTCGATGGGTGGGGTTTGTGAGCAGTGGGCGCATAGGTCGCCCCATTTTTCTGCGATGTACCAACCGCGTGCCCGCATCTCGTCGGGGGTTGGAAGGTACTGCTGGTTGTAGGCGAAGTCGCCGCTTGCTACGCCGCATCTGTCGCAGTGCCACGCCCACACAGGGCGCTTAACGTGAGCGCGGGTCATTTCGGTTCTCCTTGGTGTGCGAGGTTGGTGAATCGTGTGTAGTGGAGCTGGGCGGCGAGGGTGATGGTGCCGGTGGGTCCGTTTCTGTGTTTCGCGACGATGTAGTCGACTTCGCCTGCGCGGGGTGATTCTGGTTGTTCTTGGTCTGGGCGGTGGAGGAGGATGATCACATCGGCGTCTTGCTCTAGGGCCCCTGTTTCGCGGAGGTCTGACATGCGCGGGGGCGTGTCAGGACTGGCGGCGTTTCGGTTGAGTTGCGCAGCCGTACACAGTGGGATGTTGAATGATTTGGCGATGATTTTCAGGGACCGCGAATACTTTTCGAGGGCTTGTCTGCGGTCTTTGTCAGCGGGGTCCATAGTCCCGATTTGGATGTAATCGAGCACGATCAGGTCAGCTTTCAGCTCGCGGACACGGGAGCGTATGTCGGCGGTTGTGCAGGACACGTCATCGATAATGTGGAGTGGCGCTTGGGCGATCCTTTCTGCGGCTGGGGTGATTTTGTCCCAGTCCGCTGGGGTGAGGGTTTTGGATTGCATGTTTTTGAAGCGCACACCGGCTTCGGCTGCGATCATGCGTCGGGTGTATTCCTGTGAGGACATTTCTAGGGAGAAGATGACGACGGTTTTCCTTTGTCGGATTGCGGCGTCCCGTGCGATGTCCGCCAAAGCGACGGATTTACCGACGGCTGGTCTAGCACCGATCACGATGTACTGCCCGCCTTGCATCGGCGCGAGAATCCGTTGTGCGTCACGATATGGCCATTGGATGCCCTGGGGTGGGGTTGGGTCCTCTAAGTCGCTGAGAACCGCTGTTACGTGATCCTGTGCGTGTGTTTTGGTTTCCTCCTCCGCTGTGTAAGCGGCGTCGAGTTCTTGCTGTGCGATTGCGGCGAGCTCGGCGGGGGTCGCGTCGGGTGCTTCCGCGAGTTGCTGCACCCTAGTGCCCATGGCTTGCAGGTTCCGGCGCACTGCGAGGTCTTTCACGTCCTTCGCATACGCCAAAGCGCTCACTGCTGGGGTGCCCATCGTCATAATGTCCGGGATCAAAGCCTGGTGGTTTTGGTGGCCGTGTTTTGCCAGCCCGGACATGACAGTGATTCCGTCGATGACACGCCCCTCAGCCTGCATGGCTTTGAGGGTTGCCCAGATGTCTTCGTGTGCTGGGGTGTGAAAGTCACGGGGGGTAAGGGCTTTCAGGATGCGGTCTTGCTCTTCTGGCCGCCCGTGCAGCACACCGCAGATGATGCCTGCTTCTGCTTCGGGGTTTGCCAGGGTCATGCCGTCACCTCCCTCAGTGTGCGTGTCCCGTCCGCGATGGCCTCCACCATCTGACGCCGCCACTTGATTTCAGCGACCGGGTCGTCCGCAAGCTCTGGCGGTGGGATCAGTTGCCCTGCCTGCCGTACACGCTCCTCACGCCACGCCTTCACGATGCGATTGATGTGCACGGGCATCAGCCACTCGCTGGAAGTCTCCCGATGAAAGTCAATCGCTTTCACCGCGTCCTCCGCCGTCATCGGCACCAGTGCAGCCGCAAACGCCTGCACCGCCTCAATCGTCGTCTTCCTGGAATCCAAAGCCGCGATCCGTGCGAAAAGCATTGCCACGACACTCTCAGGTAATTTCCCACTCATGATTCAATCTCCAATCTTGTTTCGCGCTCGTAAAGTTCCCTCGCAAGATCAATCGCGTCTTGTGAAGGATTCCGGGCATAAGAAAACCCGCCACCGTTTGGCGTGCGGGTCTGTTTGTATTCAGCCGACTTAATAAGCCATTGATTAAAAGCGGCATCCCATTTCACTTGCCTCCTGTCGTTCGCTTGTGCGTGTGCAATGAATTTCTCTTTCTCTGTATGAAGATCCACCCCTAGCTCTTGAGCCTTGACGCCGTGGGCTTCGGTGGGTGCCCACCCGGCAGGGATGGGCGTAGCCGGTGCCTTCCGTGCGCGCTTGGGTGCGGCTGTGTCGTGCCCATATGTTGTTGTTGTTATGTTGCTGTTGCTGTTGTTGTTGTAGGGCACTCCCAAACCGCTCGAGGCGTTAGGGGCTAACCTAGGGGCTAATGGGGTGGCTAAGTTAGGGTCTAACGCACACCCAAATGGGTTCCCTAACTGTTCGCTCCACGGGTCCAAAGGTTGCCGCTTCAGCACCTCCTTCACCTGCTCTCGCTCCCACGTCGGCCACGCTGGAAACTCTTCTGCAAGGCGATTTAATTCGTGGACAATAATGCCCCGAATAGTATTTGAAGCGACTTCTCCATAAGCCAGCATCGCGGACACGCACAGTTTATTGTGGGCCATTACCCCGTCGTGGCGGAGAAACGATTTCACAAGTACTTCTTCAGTGTCCTCGTCAATGATTAGCAACCGTCGATCCATGAGGATTGCAGCGGCTTCTTCTAAGGCTTGCATTTCCCACCCGGCAGACCGGGGGAGCAATCTTTTGGGTCGCCAGTCGGTGACGCCGCAGTAGGAGAGTTTCGGGTCTGTGAGGATCACGAAGTACAGGTGTTGTGCGTGGGGTGGCAGTGCCCGGAAGTCGTCGTCTTGCCAGATCCCGGCTTTCACTTTCGCGTATTCACGCGCCACTTACCTCACCTCCTGATTCATTGCGGTTGTGGGCGTGTTTTTGTGCCCAGGTGATTGCTTCAGCGCGCGTGTCGAAGGCGTGGATTTCGTAGCCTTTGGAGCTGACCGCCCACAGTGAAGATTTGCGGGCTTTGAATATCGTGAGGACGTGGGGGCGGGCGATCTCGTACTGAAGGCGTCCCAAGCCGCCCCAGATTTTGGGTGGTTTTGGTCGTCCGTGTTTTTGTTGGAAGGTGGTCATTTCGTTTTCCTTTTTGGGTTCAGGGCGTAGTCGAGGGCCGCTTTTGTGCAGCCGAGTTGCTGGGCGATTTGCTTACGGGGGATGCCTTGTGCTGCGAGGTCGCGGGCGTATTCGTGGTCGAAGGATGGTGTTAGACCCCGTTTTTTGGGTGTCCGTGGTGTGCTGGAGTCTGAGTAGTATTGGCCGGCCCATATGCCGTAGCGGTGGTTTTCTTGTTTGCGGAGGTCGGCGCATTGTTTGATGACGGGGCATGTGCCGCAGAGATTCATTGCCGCCTGGAGTTCTTTCGGGTCTGGTGAGAAGAAGAGTTCGGGGTCTGTTTGTGCGCAGATCGCGTCTGTCTGCCAGTCGTAGGCGGTCATGAGAGTCCTAGGGTTTTGAGGATTTGTAGGCGGGCGGTGGCGGGTGCGTGCCGGTGCACGCACGCTGCGGCGAGGCGTAGTTCTTCGGGCGTGTTTCGGGTGCGGGGGATGTCGGTGAGCATCGTGTCTACTGCTGCGGGTTGCGTTGCGTGGTGTGCCCAGGATTCACGGTTGCGGGTCATTGGGGGTTCTCCTTATCTGGTATCGGTTTTTCCGGATGCGCTCCGGGGATCGGGTTTTCTGGATACGCCAAGCACCCCCAAAAAGTGGGGGTGCAAGATCAACCCAGAAAAGGGGTGTTCAACTTTTTGCGTGTTCAAGAAAACTTGAACGCGCAGGTTCAGGTGGCCCTATTTCAATGGACACGTAGACGTGTCCTTTCTGGCACCGGTAGTCAAGGATTCTGTGGTCAGGGCCTTGAATGATCGTTGAGTTGTCGTCTTCCCACACCCCGGCGTCGACCATCCCGTCAATGAGCGCTTTGATCGTTGGCCACCAATTTGGGGCGTCCCGTCGGCGTCTGTCCTGGAACCCAAGCCAGGCGATGACGCGGCATGGGGTGGGACCACGAAGGCCCCGAGATTCACTCTCAGCGAGTTGTCTCAGGGCCTTCGTTTTCTTTGCCTTCACATGCGGATTCAGTCTTTGATTCGATGTGAGGATCATCGCTTGTGGGATCAGGAAATCAACCTTCATCACGCCCCCGTGCTGCGATTTCGCTGCCGAGTGCGATGTATCCGGCCGCGTCCACCCACGAGTCTGTGTGACCGGGGGTGCCGACAAGGCGGGAGATTTTCAGCTGGGTAAGGCACAGGGCAACCTGCTCCGGGGTCACATCCACGCCGAGGATGGGGGTCCAGAGTGCGGCTAGTCTCGTGAAAGACTCAGCCGCATCACCGTAGTCTTTGGCGCGGTCCCCAGAAATCAGGGAAGCCGCTGTCGTCAAAGTGACCTCACGGACAGGGGGTGTGGTTGTAGCTAGCGATATGAGATATGAAGGAGGAATCCAAACGGTTTCCTTCGCGCCTTCCAAAAGGACCTCATAGCCACAGCAGCTATCTGAGCTCTCTCTGATCCATGCCTCTCTGCCTCCATGTACGGTGTGGTTTGCCTTCACCCGCACTCGGTCGCCTGGTTTGAAGTCGCTCACTGGTCCTCCTTGAAGTTGGCGAGTGTGTTGAGTGCTTCGGCCAGTTGGCTTTCGGATGCGTAGTATGGGTGCTCTTGCGCGAAGCCGCGAAGGGCGGACCTGACAGCGTTTCTGTCTCCGTCGTTGAAGTCCGCCATGCTCGTGAGGTTCTCACCCCACCCGTTGCAAGAGCACCCGGTGTCTGCGTGCCAGAAATAGCGGCGGTTTTGGGGACTCCAGTAGACGCTGATAAGACCCCATTCGTAGATCGCGTCCCCGAGTGCGACGACTTCTCGCCATCCTCGCGTACCTTCCTTTACTTCTGGTGAGCAGTAGAAGTGGCCGCTTAGTGGGCTTTCGAGGTCAGGCATTTTTCCGTCCTTTGCACTTTTGTTGGTGCCGGTACACCAGCTTTTGCTGTGTGCGTGGCATGGGTGAGTATTGGATATCGAGGCCGCACACCCCGCAGGTGAGAGGTATGGCTTTCATCAGAAGGGTGCTTTCTCTGGGAAGCCGCCGTTTTGTGCGCCCCACGGGTCAGGTGCGGGGGAGGGAGTGGGCGGCTGGGTTGGGGCTTGTTGTCGGGCGGGGACGATGCCCACGACGTCGGCTAGGACCTCGAAAGAGGTTTGCTTCGTCCCGTCCTGCTTCTCCCACTCACGGGCATCCAAGCGGCCTGAGATAGCGACGATTTGCTTATCTGCGAGGTGCTCGGCAAGGTGCTCAGCCTGCTTCCCGAAGACGGTTACGTCACGCCACGCGGCACCTACGTCTTTCCATTCGCCGTCGATTTGGCGGTGTGAGTTTTCCACCGTGCGGAAGCGCAGTAGGGGTTTGCCTGCCTGCGAAAATTTGAGTTCGGGTTGCCCGATGATGCGGCCTTGAAAGCTGATCTGTGCCATTTCATTGTCCGTTCTGTAGTTGTTGTAGGTGTTTGGTCTTGTCAAGGCTGAAGCCAGCCCAGTACCAGGAGCCGAGGGGTGTGGTGACTTCGATGACGGGTGTGGAGGTCGCGCCCAGGGCAGCGATACGCTCGGCTGCTTCAGGGGTTTCGCGGATATTCACGGTCTCAAAAGTGATGCCGTGCTTAGTCAGTGCCCGTGCTTGGGCGACACAAGGCCCACACCCCGGTTGGGTGTAGAGGATGACGGTCATGCGATTTCTGCCCTTCTTTTTGCTTGTAGTGCGGGTGTGTCACCGAATCGCTTCTCGATGCCTCTTGCGAGTACGGTGAGGAGCCATACGCGGTCCTGGTTTCGTTCAAGCCACTTTTCTGTCGCGTCCACGCGCCACCTCCGCACTGATCCGCAGCCTTGGGCCATCGGCTGTCTGGGAAAAAAGAACGGCTGGCCTCCCGATGACCCGGAAACCAGCCGCATGCGCGAAGTGCTTATACTCATCAAGGCCTTCACGTCGAAGATCCCGCCGAGACAGCGAATCATCGATGATCGGCCACGTATAAATCAGCCTCACCCCGCTTCACCTCCAGCACGTAGGGCTTCGACGCGGGCGACAATGGCGGGTTGCAGGTCTGGTGAAGCTGACCCCCACCACTGCTTTAAGGTCGCCTCGTCTGTGCACGCGGCGATCATGTCCGCCGTGACCTGTGGGGCTTCCGTAAGCCGCTGCACCGTGTACACCGTAGATTTCCCGCGGGACACGATCAGCACTGTCGTCAAAGGCGCTTTAGCGAGGTCAGACATGTGCGAGATGCGGATACCGCCGACTTCTTCACCCGCGTACTTCACTTTCTCGTCGCAGAAAAGAGTCAGCCGCTTGCCGGCGTATTTTGACCCGTCTGGCCCCCACCCGGACACCAGGACGCGGCGCATAGACTTAGACGGTCGCCACACCCGGTCAAGACCCACAAGGCGGATGTTCACGGGCTGCTCACGGTTCCCCTTGCTCACGCTCTCGATCGTGAAAGTACGAGGCCCGGACACTTGCAGGTCCACCGCATCCAGCTGGTCGGACTTCGGTGTAATGGTCTCTGTCAGGTCCATCAGAAAATCTCCATCATGTCGTAGTCGATGCGCTCCGTCGGCGGTAGGCCCTCGATGGCGCGTAGGTATTGGTCAGTGATGCTTGTCGCCAGGGACTCGAAAGCCTGCGCGGCGGTGATAATCGCTTCGTGCCAGCGCGGGTCAGGATGGACTCTCTTAGTCCACAGCGGCATGCCATCGCGGTAGGAGATGTAGTCCAGCCAATCCCGCCCAGACACGAGTAACCCGCACTGAATTTGAGCCATGTGCACGCTCGGCACTTCACCCGTGAGGATCGTGTCGAGCTGGTAGCGCTGCTTCCGGGACTTCACCTCGATCAGCCCGTCATCACCCACGAGGCCATCAGGTGAGTACCCGATTTTTGTTCCCCATTCGTCGCGGACCATGAAGCCGACCTCCTGCACTGGTGCGTGATGCTCGGCGTAAATGCTGCGTGCGATTGGCTCGTCAAAAGTGCCTCGCTCCATGTCAGCGGTCGGGCGGATTGGCTCCACATAGTCGGTGAGGCGCTCGGCGATGAGGGTTTTCATCACCCCGCGCGCCGTGTCATTTGACGCCGGTTTCAGGGTGGACGGGGTGATGAGCTTGCCCACGACGGACGCGGTGATGATGCCGCACCTTGCGTCCAGCCATTCTTGTGTGCCTTGCACGAGGTCGGTGTAGGTTTTAAGCGGCATTGTGTTTCACCTGGTTTTCCATGTCGGAGGCGATTTCTGCGAACCACACCGGCGTTGGTGGACACCATGCGGGTGGTTCTGTCAGGTCGATCTCGGTGGTTTTGTACTCACCGGCGTGGGTGATGCCAATGGCGAAGCACGCTGTTTGCACACCGTCGTAGTGAGCCATGGCTTCGTACGCGATGTCAGTTACGCGAAAAGTTTGCCCTGTGATCGTGGTGTCGTACGCCTCCCCGATTGGGGCCAGGTGCGCGGCGATTCTCTTGATGCTCATGCCATCTCCTTGAGTGCGTCGATTAGTCGTGTGTAGCCTGCCCAGATTTCGGCGTCTGTGAGGCCTTTGTCGCGTAGGTTCTGGTCAAAGTCGGTCATGATGGTTGGGTCCGTTCTGGATGTGTAGGTAAAGGGCTTGAGCGATGTGGCGTTCTACGTCGTCGGCGTCTTGGGTACCGTCGATGTGGACGTCGAGGAGGTGCGCTAGTTCGGTCAGGAATGCGTGTCCGAATGGCCTAGTCATGTGCATTCCTCCAGGGTGAGTGCGGGGTCGCAGAGGGGGATTTGTAGGACGTGTGCGAGTCCTGCCCAGATGAGTAGGGTCGCGACGATGAGTAGGATGGTGAAGATCGCTGGGAGGTGGCGTTTCATTTGCGTCCCCGGAATGTGAGGAGCGCGAGACCACCGAGGAAGAGCAGTGCGGCGGCGGCGACTAGCTTGTCCTCTACGCCGGTTTCGGCTAGGACAGTCCGGCCAGTCTCAGCTGATGGTGCAGGTGCAGGCTTATGGTCATCACCCTGCTGGTCTGATGCAGGCGCGCTTGGTGCAGGTGATGGGTCAGGGTCCACGGGGTGTGGGCGGTCGACCACGATGGCCTCTCCCACCCCTTCATCAACCGGGTCCTCGCTGCTGTCGTCGCAGACGGGTTGGTCGATTGGCCCGGTTGTCTCGGAGACATACTCAAACTCACCGAGGACCCATTCACCGTCGTCCCACACCCAGTCAGCCTTGTAATCGTGGACCGTGACCAACCCGGATTCACAGTCGTATGACTTGTCGCCGTACCATTGCGGGGCTGGTTTCTCCGGACGCGTAGGCTCGGGTTCGGGCTCGGGTTCGGGCTCGGGTTCGGGGTCTGGTTGGGGGTCTGGTTCTGGTTCATGGGCGGGGTCCTCAGTGGGTTCTTCCGGCTCAGGCTCTGGGGTGGGCTCCGGTGTGGGTTCCGGCTCCGGGGTTGGTTCGGGAGTAGGTTCCGGCTCAGGTGTCGGTTCTTGTGTGGGTTCCTCAGTCGGTTCCTCTGTTGGTTCTGGCTCTGGTTCAGGTGTTGGTTCTGGCAGCGGCTCCTCGACGGAAGGCACGCACCCAGGCCCAACGGGTGACTGTCCGCCCTCACCGAAGTGCTCATTGAACTCCGCCACCTGCACCCACTCGACGCACAAAGGCTGGTCACTGAAAGCACTCCACGGCATAAAGCTCTCGCCGATCCATTGCCCGCCCGGGTGACCGTTATTCGGGTCAAAATGCACACCAAAGTTGCCCTGCTCGGTGCGGATGTTCACGTGCCCGTGCGCTTCCAACGGTGCAGGGAAGGTGATCCCCTCCACACCAACCGTGTACGGGGTAGGGCTATCGCTGCCGCCCGCGAGCGCAGGAATTGGGCAAAGAAAAAGGGCCGCTGTTGCGGCCCCAACAATTTGGGTTCTCATGATTCCTCAGATTCGATTTCGTTTTCAGATTGTGTTCTCTCCCAGCGGCGGTCCACCTCGTTCGCCAACCAAGACTCATACGGGTTACCCATCAGGCCCCCTTAAGATCGCGGTTCATTGCGCATCCACCGCCAAAGCTCGTCAGCTGCGACAAGACGCACACTCACAGGCTTCCCATGCACACGCGGATCCAAAGTTTCGAGGTCACCGGCGTTAATGGCCCGCGTGATGACATCCCGCGACACACCAAAGGCCTCAGCGGCTTCCTTCACGCTGTAAACTTGCTTACTCACGCCGTGGCCTCCTTCAGGTACCGGTTGATGAAGTACTCTTGTCCTTTGCCGGTAACTTTTGTTGTTTTGTTGATTGAGATATGACCGTCAGAGTGGCTGATGGCGGTTTCTTTGATGCGGAAAAGTTCTAAGTCCATCGCTTTCTGTGTGGGCATGTTCCAATCACTGCCACGTCGATTGATTAGGAAACCATCCTCACGAAGCTGCTCATACAAGCGGTTCTGGCCGATATCCACCCCATTACCGCGGAGAATCTTCGCCAGCTCGCCAATCAAGATCGTGGACTGTGATGCAGCCACCGAATCAGCGAAAAGGACCTTCGGGGCGTTTGCTTTCGCCTCGCTCTCTAGAAGCTCTTTCCGTTCTTCGACGTCAGCAAGTGCGCGTAGAGCCTCGGCGTATGACCGTGGTGCCATTGTGTAGCCGCCAGTGCGCCGGATTTGGGGGAGGACTTCGTGAGTGATCCACCGCTTGAAGGCTTTGGCTTCGGGTTTGCGGGACTTAAGCACTAGTGAGTACATGCCTGCCTCGGTCACGTACCCCATTTCTTGCATGCCTCCGGGGGTGTACACAGTGTGTACTCCCTTTTCGTCATCATCGAGTAGGGCGATGGATGAGCGGTTGAGATCTAGCGCCTCTAGTAAGTCCCGGGTGATGAAGGCTGGCTCATCGTTGACCATGATGGTTCGTATTTCTTGAGTGCCGTACACGAACGGCTGTAAACTGGTCATTACTGTTTCCTTTTGGGAATGTCGAAGCCCACCAGCGACCACTGGTGGGCTTTGGTTTATCGGGGTGCTATCTCTAGCGGGATACAGCGAAAAAAATCATCTCCGCTCAAGCCGCAGTAACCACATCAGGATTCACGGGGCCTTCGTCCCTTGCGTGTCGTGGTGTGATGCCTTGTTTTAGGCGTCGTGCTGCGATCCCTTCATGGAATGCCCGCTGGTAGATCGTGTGCTCCACATTCCAGCCGGGCTTCGCGTGACGCGGAGTGTACTTGTCGGTGTTCATGCTGCTTGCCTTTCTAATTGGAATTGCTTGCGGAGGATGCGCTGGATTGCTGTGCGTGCCGTGGGGTCCGAGTGCGGTTCACTGATCGACCCGAAAAGTTCTACGTCGCGTGCGTCAATGTCCGCGCACCAGGCTTTGAAAGCTTCCGCCTCGAGAAGCTGCCCTGCGATACGGTCAGCTGCCCGGCTGGACATTTTGATGCCCATTTGCAGGGACTCAGCACGGATGATGCGACGAAGCTTGACGAAACTCGTTTCAGACATGGAAGTGCCTTTCAGTTCAAGGCCCACACAGTGTGGGTGCCGCCGTACGACGGTCTTGGTGAAACAGGGGGAGGGGGGTTAGGCGGCGATGCTTTGCGCTGGTTCAGCTACTTCGCTGAAGTTCTTAGCGAGGCCCGCTCGGATTGCGCCAACAATGAAGGCGACTGACGGGGAAGTTTTGCCGAGTTTTACTTGGCTGTAGTACTGGCGGGTGACTCCGATTGCTGCTGCAATTGCTGAGTCTGTGAGTCCTGTGCTTGCGACTCTGTCTAGAAACTCTTTGGTGAGTTGCGCTTGGGGCTGGCCCACTGGATTCTCCAATCGTTGCGGTTCGCAATGCTTTCTTTGCGATATGCAAGACACTATCCGCACTCCGCAACCCTTGTCAAGCGTTATCGCAAAACTTCTTTTGCGGAGCGCAAATCTTGTGTACAGTAGAGGCATGGACACAATCACTTGGCTTGAAGAAGTGCGTGGGGAAGCCACATACAACGCCCTCTGCACACGCGCCGGGGTCACCCCCTCGACTCTCAACCGGCAGATCGAGCGCGGATACCTAAGCCCCCCAGAAATGGTGAAGATAGCGCGCGCTTACAAGCGAGACGTGCTTGAAGCGCTAGTGATCTCAGGGCTTGTCACTGCGGACGATATTGCATCTAGTGCGCAATCAAAGTCGCTCACGGAGGCTTCGGATGAGGAGATCGCGGAGGAGGTTTGGCGGCGTCTTGTGGGAGGGCAAGCGGGTGAAGCGATCACTGGCCCTATCGACTCAGACTTGCCACCGCACTTGTCAGTGGTCCCGGATAATGTCGCGGCCTATAAGAATGACGGGACGCACCGGGAGTTTGACGAGTCCCAGTGGGATGACTAAGGAGGACAATGCAGAAACTCATGGAGCACGCGGCACTCTTGGGGTGCCGCGTGTACTTCCTCCCCTTACATGAGGGCATGTACGGGTATCTCGCCACCGGGCAGGACGTGGTAATCAACTCCCGGCTACCGGAAGGCTTCCAGCGGGAAGTCTTAGCCCACGAGCTAGGCCACGTCCACTACGGCCACGACCTGCGCACACGGCACGACAGTCCACGCGACGAAACACGGGCCGACATGTACGCCGCGCGCCTACTTATCGAGCCGATAGAGTATGCAATAGCAGAATCCCTACACGATGGGTGCCACCCATCGATAGCGGGTGAACTGCGAGTATCAAGGAAGATGCTAAAAATCTGGCTTCAGTGGATGAAAGGCAAAGCGGCATGAGTGACCAGAAGGAACCGCCTGACAAGCTGTCGGCCCTCATTGCTCTCTACCAGTCTGGGGCAATCACGCTGGAAGAATTTAAGCGTGAGAAGGAAAAGTTGGAAGCGGCAACCCCGGAGATAGTCGCCACTACGCTGCCAGGCGATGAAAAACCAAACAGCACTTGGAAATGGATTGTGTGGCCAATAGGCATCGTTGCTGCCCTTGCCTTCTTTGGGTCACTCGGAGACGATGACGCGAAAGATGACGAGGTCAGAGACTGGGAAGTCACAAGCATGTGTGAGCAATGGGTCGACAAACAACTGAAAGCCCCGTCAACTGCGAAATACTCTGATCAAGTTGTGAAGAGCACTGGAGTGCTCAAGTGGGAAGTTACTGGAGCAGTCGACTCTGAAAATTCTTTTGGTGCCATGATCCGCAACGAGTGGACGTGCTCAATCTATCTTGACGGTGACACATTCAGAGGAAGGGTGAGCGTGCAGGAGTGATGAGAACACAAAAAGGCCCCCACCCGATGATGGGTGGGGGCTTTGTTTATGCTTCGAGTTGTAGGGCTTGGGCGACTTTTTGGAGGGCTTCACGTGCCCGCTCAGTATCAGAGTGGAGATAAGCCTTTGTGGAGAGGATGGTGGCGTGTCCCATGATCGCGATAATCGTTTCGTCGTCCACGCCTGCTTTGCGTAGTAGGGTCGCTGCCGTGTGGCGGGCTTCGTAGAGGTCGTAGGCTGGTACGCCCGCCGTTTCGCAGAGGGTGCGCCATGCTGCCACGTCCTGCTTATCCGTGAGAGGTCTACCGTCCGCGCGGCACCATACAAGGTCGTAGGGTGAACCCCCTTGGGCCTCCCGCCAGGCGAGCAGGGCTGCTTTCATCCATGGCACCATTGGTATGATGCGCTGCCCTGAATCGGTTTTAGGTCGCACGAGGTGGTAAGAGTCCACCAAGTGCGTGGCTTCGTAGTCGTCTGGGACGCGGAAGCCTGACGTGCGATCACGCGGTGTCTTGTAGGGGACGGGTTTGAGCTGCCAGGAGATGTCAATGGTGTCAGCGTCGAAGTCGATGTGCGCCCATGTGAGGCCGCGCGCTTCGGCAGGGCGCAGGGCTTGCAGGAGGGCTGCGACCCACCTGGAGGCGTCCGGGCGGGCTAGTGCGGCTTGTAGGACGATGAGTGCGTGTTCTAGTGGGATAGCGTCGCGTGTGGATTTCCCTGCCTTTGGGCCGGAGACCTTCAGGGGTGCGTCGGGGACTGTGTGGCCTCCTTCGGTGAGGGCGTCGTTGAGTAGGGCCATGAGGACTGCGTGTGTGCGGACAGCGGATGATGGTTTGAGTCCCGCGTCCCGCACGGCGTTGTGTACGGACCTGATGTGCCCGGGGTTGAGGGTGGCGAGTTTGACGTGGCCGATGGTGGGGATTATCCACTTGGTGACGGCTGATCGGGTGGAGGCGTATGACTGTGGGCGTAGTGTGCGTTCTTGTAGGGGTAGCCATTCTTCTGCCCATGCTTTGACTGTGGTGGCTCGTCGTGATCCTTCGGTGGGGATGCCGTTGCGGGCGATTTCTCTTTCGCGGTCGCGCATCTTGCGTTGGGCTTCGGCTTTGGTTTTTGCGGAGACTGTGATTCTTCGCCGGGTGCCGGTTGCGGTCCATCCGGCTTCGATGGTGCCGCGCCATCTGCCGTCGGCGGAGTAGTAGAGGGAGCCTGCGCCCTTTGGTCTGGTCGCCAT